CATAATTCTTTAAACACTTGTTCTAATATATAAATATCCTCACTATCGTAGTTATTAAATGTAAAAAACCAATGCACTCTTGCATTAGTTTGCTTGCTATTTGGAGCAGGAGAGGCTTTTTCTAGTATTACAGCCTCTCGCTCACTATTGCTCACTATTTTATCCATATAAAATATGCCAATAAAATATCTTTAAGTCTTTTTTTTGCTAAATATATATTTAATTATATTATTTAGGAAAAAAAGGATATAAAGACAACAAATAGAAAGTAGAAATTCTATTATCTTTAAGTTAAAATTATATTAAATAATATATTATTATAATATATACAATGTATGGAAGGCGTAACAAACGACCGACTACTCTGGGCAGATACAATCGCGTTAATTTTTCTAACGCTAATAAATCTGCTCCAAAATCGTCAGCAATTAAAAAGCGGACTCCAAAGGCTAAACCAGTCAAGGCGGACGCTACTACCATAAGAAAAAATACCGAAATGGCTAAAACAGCTTTAACAATAGCCAAAAAAAACCAAGAGAAAATCGCCGGTTATTATCAAACCAAAACAGGTATTTCAACACCTATGCAAATCAATTACAAAGCCCCGATTTGTTTGCATTTGAACAATTTAAATATGGGTGCATCAAATACTAATCCAAACTCTTTAAACGCACAGGGACCATCTTGGATACGAGCAGTATTCAATAATGGAGACCGAGTTTCAACAGGCAATTTAATTTTAGACCACGAAAATATACATACCCCTAACATGGCTCCATTAGACCATGCTAACCCTATTTGCAATGGACCCCAATGTAAATGGTTAGGCACAGAGCTACAATTCGAGTTTACTGGATATGTAGCGGATACACATATTAACATATACATAGTTCAAGAACGCAGAGGACCACGCAGTGATCCATGGGGAGTAGTATCAGGAACTAATTCTCCTCCAATCCATCTTCCATATACATTAAATCAATGGAAGGAATTAATAGGTTTTAACCAAAACCGAATTAATTATCAACAATACAAAGTTATAGCACAAAAACGAGTTTATATGAATTCTCGTATCTATCAACAAGACGAAGCATTGCAAGATGCGAGCGAAGTTGTAGGCGCCCCAGACGTCGTAGTGGATAACGAAGCACGTGTTGAAGCAACAACCAGACCTGTAAAACGCTGTTCAATTAAACTAAAAATGAACAGAAAATTATATCAAACCAAATCCAGTGAAACTGAAACAGGAACTGAAAAAATAAACACAGACGGAAACCCTAGAGAAGCTCATACGCAAGGACCTTGGAGCTTTGATAATCAATTACCAACAAATAATATATGGTGCATCATATGCACTGACAATCAAGCAGACTTACCTTCTGGGCCTCATTACGTAGCTCACGGTAACTCGTATCCTCCGTATTATTACGACGCATTAAATGTTCAAGTTATAAGGCGTAATTGGTGGCAGGACAACGGAAAGCCATCAACAGCTCACACAAGCTTAGGAGGAACATAAAAACACTACATAAAAAACCCCAAAGGAGATTAATTATAGATTTGCTTAAATCGGCATATTTTCGAAAACCTATGGTAAAATCACAAAGTGATTTTATAACGTAGTTATTGTAGGAAATCGGGGAATTTACACCTAATTATAGATTAACATAAAATGTTAATATATAATTATAATTCCTTAACAACCCATCTATCCTTACTTAACTTAGTCATATCCGGAGGATTATTAGCAAAGACTAAAAGGTGTGGTGGTGGAAAACAAACAAACCCAGTTTCATATTTCATATTAGTAATCATACCATTTTTAATACTTTCTATAGCATCATATGATATAGCATTACCATTATTCCTTGGTAAGTCAAAAATAACAATATTTTTGGTATTCATATCTGCATTATATATCAAATTACATATGTCATTATATTTACCTTTGGTTAATAGAATAGCATTATAATTCATACACAGATGTTTGACAAACGAAGATTTGCCAACATTACCTCTTTCACTCCAAAACCAATACACCTTTCTATCATCGGGAAACTCTTTAACAATATTAATAATATCTTTTTCCCATTCATATAGGTTATCAAGTTTAAAAGTATAAGGCAACTTATAATTTAAAACATACACGTTCCCAGAGCGTGTATTTTCCTTAGTACAGTATTTATAACAATCTTTTACATTGTGAGGTTTCTCCCAATGTATTTCTTTTGGTAATCCGAATTCAGTCCAACGCCCGCGTTTTTTAAGACTGATAATGCCTTGCAGATGCGGTGTTCCATTTTCACCGGTTTCTTCTTGGAAGGCATACATATAACATAATTCTTTAAACACTTGTTCTAATATATAAATATCCTCACTATCGTAGTTATTAAATGTAAAAAACCAATGCACTCTTGCATTAGTTTGCTTGCTATTTGGAGCAGGAGAGGCTTTTTCT